CAAAAGGAATTTATTATAAAAGATAACGTTGGTTTTGGCGAATGGGATTGGGAACAATTATCAAACGAATGGGAAGCGGAAGAATTGGCAGAGTGGGGTTTGGAAGTTCCTAATTTTGATACTGACGAAGAATTTACAGATAAAGAACACAAAGATTTATCTGATGATTTAAAAGAAACATTTGAAGTTATAATTGAATGTATTTCAGAAAAGGAGCAAGAAACCGTATTTAATAATATGATAAAAGATGGGTACAAATGCCGAGTTTTAACATTATAAAAGAAAGTAAGCCTTTAGAAACTTACAGGGTTTCGAGTGTTTTGAATATGTTTGATTTAGATGTTTCTAAAATTAAAGAACATTTTGAAGGTAATATTGATATTGAGGGCAGAGATTGGAATATTGGTTTAATCGTTGGCGGTTCAGGAACTGGAAAATCTACAATAGCAAAGGAAGTATTTGGAGCAGATTATTTTACTGAAAACGTTTATAATTCCGAAACGGTTATTGACGATATGCCACAAGAAAAAAGCGTTAAGGAAATAACTAAAACTTTTACAAGCGTAGGTTTTGCATCGCCACCGAGTTGGTTAAAGCCTTATAACGTTTTATCTAATGGCGAAAAAATGCGGGTGGATTTAGCAAATTGTATTTTGCAGGAAAAGGAAATAATTGTATTTGATGAATTTACAAGCGTAGTTAATCGAGAGGTTGCAAAGACTGGAAGCTATGCAATATCAAAAGCGGTTAAGAAACTAAATAAAAAGTTTATTGCAGTCGCTTGTCATTCCGACATTATAGAATGGCTTGAACCTGATTGGATTTATAACACTGATGAACAGAGGTTTTTTTTTGCGCTAACGAATACAAAAGACCAAGGATCGAACTTCAAATCTTTAGGGTTGGGAATGCAAATAAAAAACAGGTTTGGGAAGTATTCCACAAGTATCATTATTTAGATACAAAACTACACCCAGCAGCAGAGCAATGGGTTGGGTTAATTAACGGTGAATTAGCTTGTCATACTGGTATTATTCAGTTTCCAATGCGCAAGGGTTGGAAGCGTGTTCATAGAATGGTTGTACTGCCAGATTATCAAGGTATCGGAATAGGTATTAAATTTATTAACGAGGTTTCAAAGCATTATATTGAAAACGGTTTTAATATGAATTTAACAACAACAACGCCCGCTTTGGTTGGTGGTTTAAGTAGAAATGATAAATGGAGTTTGGTAAGGTCGGGAAGAAACAAAAGCACTTATGCTGATTTTGATAAATATTCAAAAAACGAGAAAGGAAGTAAAATAGCTAAATCAATGGTAAAGACTACTTCTAACAACAGAATAACATATTCTTTTAATTTTAAAAAGTAACATTATGAAAAAATTATACGAGGTTAATTTTAACAACAATACTCAATTAATCGAAAGAGTATTTGCAAAGGATGAATCCGAAGCAAAAAGAAAGATTTATAAAATTTACGATAAAAAAGTAGATTTGATAACTAAAATATACGAACCGTAATGGCTTATAAATATTCGGAATTAGAAAAACAAGCACTCGATGCAATAGAGAAACATAAACTTTTCTTTATTGCTGATGTAGTGGCTTATTTGCCGTGTTCTTACGTTACATTTTATGATTTTAAGCTGAATGAATCGAACGCTATAAAAGATGCTCTTACAAAGGTTAAAACAGATATTAAAGTATCGATGCGTTCCAAGTGGTATAAATCAGAAAATGCAACATTGCAAATGGGATTGATGAAGCTAATTTCAACAGATGAAGAGTTAAGAAAATTATCAATGCAAACCATCGAAAGCAAGAACGACAATATTAACAACAATATTGAGATGACACCAGAGCGAGCAAAAGAAGTTAAAAAGATATTTGATGCTGACTATTAATGATAAAAAAGAATATTGCGAAAGTCACTTATTGAACTTCACACGCTACATTTACAAAGAAAATCACAGGCGCATCTTTACCGTTGCGCCTCACTTTGTTTTAATGGCTAACGCTTTAATGGATGTTATAAGCGGTGAAACAAAACGATTAATTATAAATATACCACCTCGTTATGGCAAAACAGAATTGGCAGTCAAAATGTTCATAGCATACGGACTTGCTTTAAATTCTCAATCTAAATTTATTCATTTATCTTATTCCGATGACCTTGCATTAGACAATTCCAGTCAAACTAAAGAGTATATCGAAAGCGATGCATTTCAAGAACTTTGGAAGATGCAGCTCAAAAAAGATGCACAAGGTAAAAAGAAATGGTTTAATGAAGAGGGCGGTGGATGTTATGCTACTGGAGCAGGTGGAGCAATAACTGGGTTTGGTGCGGGTGTTACCGATAGCGAAGTATTTAGCGGTGCTATTATAATAGACGACCCATTAAAGCCAGATGATGCGTTTAGCGAGGTTAAACGCAAAGCCGTTAACGAAAGATACAACGGAACTATTCGAAGCCGTGCGAATGACAGGAACACGCCCATCATTGTAATTATGCAAAGGTTACACGAAGATGATTTAAGCGGGTATCTTTTGGATGGGGGAAGTGGCGAAGAGTGGGAGCATTTATGTTTACCAGCCTTGGATAAAGAAAACAATCCTTTGTGGGAGCAAAAGCATACGTTTGAGGAATTGGAACAAATTAGACAAGCATCAAGATATAATTTCGCTGGGCAATATATGCAAACACCCGCACCAGACGAGGGTGGCGAATGGAAAAAGGATTGGTTTCAAATTGTCAAACAATCCGAAATACCTTTAAATTTAAAATGGGAATTAATTATAGATGGAGCGTATACTAAAAATACACAAAACGATCCAACAGGTTTGCAAATTGGCGCTAATTGGAACGGCAAATATGTTATACTTTCTTCAATAGACAAGTACCTTGAAATGCCCGAACTAATTAAATTCATACCAACACATATAGCACTATCAGGCGTTAATGTAGCGATGTCGTTAGTCGAACCAAAGGCATCGGGCAAAACCATAGCGCAATTAATTAGAAGCGAAACACGTTTAAATATAGCTGAAATAAAAACAGACTTCGTAAATAATTCCAAGATTGAAAACGCAAGGCTTTGCAGCCCATATATTGAATCGGGGCGGGTTTTATTAGTTGAGGGAAAATGGAATGAAGCATTTTTAAATCAAGTAGGTACGTTTCCAAATGCCAAACACGACGAGCACATCGATTTGACTTGTTACGGAATAGAAAGGAATTTAATGAATAAAGTTAAATTCGATATTCGATAACGTGTTACAAAATTCATACTATTTCGTTTTACAAGTATGAAAGTAAATATCCCGGAAAACATTAGCGAGGTCACCCTTGACCAATTTCAAAAGTATATGAACTTAATCGATAGCGGTATCGATGAAGAGCAAATGCGCGTGCGTAAAATTGGCATCTTTGCAAACATTCCATACAAGATATTAAGAGATGTTCGAGCAACTGATTTTGAACGTATCGAAGCGCAAATCGATAAAGCCTTAGAAACAAATCACGAGTTCAAAAATAGATTTACTTTGAATGGGATTGAGTTTGGTTTCATTCCAGAACTTGACCAAATGTCATTAGGTGAATTTTCAGACCTTGAAAAATACCAATCAGGAGTTGAAGACTTATATAAACTTATGAGCATATTATTTAGACCTATTACAAATAGTAATGGTGAAAGATATGAGATTGAAAATTATAAAGGCACTTCCAAATATTCCGAAATAATGAAACAAACACCGCAATCAATTGTTAATGGTGCGCTTGTTTTTTTTTTGAATTTAGCAAACGAATTAGAGGACTATACCCTGAAATATTCGAGCGAGGAAATAGCGAGGGGCGTGAAGTTGAAACGTACTTCGAAGACTGGGGCTGGTATCCAGCGATTAAAAAAATGGCTTCCAACGATATTTTAAAAATGGATATGATTACGGACTTAAACATACATAAATGCCTACTGTTTTTAGCTTGTGAAATCGTAGAAAACAAGGCAGTAATAGCAGCACAAAATGAAGCAAACGGCAATCAAACAACACAACTATAATGAACGGATATAGCGAGATATTAAGATACATCAAACAACTTGGCGAGCGTGATTATTTTATTAACACGGTAACGCAAGGCGATTTCAAAGATATTGATTTGGATAAAAAAAATATCTTTCCATTGCTTCACGTTCAAGTTGGTAATGCTTCGTTTCCGAGCGATGGTGTGATACGGTTCGACGTTCAGATAGGCGCGTTTGATATTCGTGATATTGTCAAAGAACCATCAACAGATAAATTTTACAATAACGATAATGAAATTGATAATTTGAATGAAACGTTAGCGGTCATTAATCGTATTTGGTTATGGATGCTGAAAGATTTCGAAGAAAATAATATCACGGCAAGCGAAGCACCAAGCCTTGAACAATTTACCGAGAGCAGGAAGAACTTGTTAGATGGTTGGATTATGACGTTTCAAGTTGATGTCCCGAATACTATCATTTCATTATGCAATTAGATGCAGTATTGGAGATATTTGGCGAGCAAGTCCAAAATAAAGCAAAGGCGAATTTACGCAAACGTGACAAGCACGACACGGGAAAATTAATTGACACTTTAAAGTTTGAGATAAAGAAATCAAAGAATAGTTTACAGTTTATTTTATATGCCGAGGATTACGCAACATTTGTTGACAAAGGAGTGAAAGGAAAATCCAGCAGCGCAAAAGCACCAAGTAGTCCTTTTCAATTTGGAACTGGAACGGGCAAAAAGGGAGGGTTAACGGATGGAGTTAATGGATGGGTGCAACGAAAAAGAATCCAATTTAAAGATAGAAATTCAGGGAAGTTTTTGAGTTATAAAGCAACAGCTTTTTTGATGATTAGAAGCATTTATCACAAGGGTTTGAAGACCACTAATTTTTTAACAGCACCGTTCGAAAGTGAATTTAAGAAATTGCCAAAGAAATTAGTGGAAGCATACGGATTAGATATGGTAAAGCTATTGCAACAAAGTTTAAAAAATAAAAAATGATAAAAACACTATCACCATATTACATTACTATTCCCTTGGTGTCACCAAGCAATAGTCTGGTGTGCAACTCATATATTTTGAGTCTATATATTTGGGGCGGAAGCAAAGCGGCAGTTCCTGCAACGGCAACCTATACCATTTCGAGAATAAACCAAGAAGCGGCGGCTGGAAATGACCGTGTGAACATTGCGCGAATTGTAAACGATTTCATTGAAATTGAATTAGCACCATCGGTAGTTACGTCAATCGAAAATGGTGACAACCAGAGATGGGTAAAGTGGTTTATCGTCTACGATGTCGCGGCAGGAGTTGAACAATTGGGAGTTACGACATTAGCAACAAAAGGTTACGGCTATTTTTTGGAGGGTGAAAACCCACAAATCCCAGCGAATAAAATATTAATACAAGGTGATGAATTTAAAGTAAATCGAAACGGTTTATTTTGCTACCCTTTTAAAATTGATGAAGTATGATAACCGTGAAATCCTATCCGTTAAATCAAATCGATTATTCTTTGGCCGTGCCAACTTCGACTAATTCAAACGAATTAATAAAATACTTATGGGTGGACGTATCAGAGGCTACAACAGACGAGGTTATAGAAATAGTATACAATGGAGTTACTACCACGCTATTAGTGACAGACGAGTGCAGATACACGCCTTTAGATATTGCATTTGTAAATAAAGAGGGTGCAATTCAAATCCAAACGATGTTCAAAGCAAGCAAAGAAAGTATTACTATTACATCAAAAGAGTTTGAGAGTTCCGCACCAATCGGCACGCATCAAGTGAAGAGGTTTAATGTGCAATCTAAAACTAAGTTCAACATCAATAGCGGCTTTGTTACCGAAGACAAAAACGAATCGTTTAAACAATTATTGTTGAGCGAAAGGGTATGGCTTATTATCGATGGTGATACTATTCCTGTAAATATCGCCACGAAATCATTGGAATATAAAACACGTCAAAACGATAGACTGATTAATTATAATTTAGAAATCGAATACGCATTTAATGACATTAATAACGTTTAAATGATTACAGAAATATATATAGAAGGTAATAGAGTTGACCTGCACGATGATGAAGTTATGGAGTTCAATAGTTCCGTGGCGAATACTGATGACATTTCAAAAATAAACACCGATTACACAAAAAGTTTCACCGTTCCAGCATCGGATAACAATAATTTTAT